ATCAACTTGGCTAACTGTGACTTGGATTCTTGGGAAAAATTCATGACATTCTTTCTATCAACAGGATCAATTATATCAGGTGTAGAAAGAATGTCAAGTACTACAAAAGTATTAATTCACTAAAAAACAACAGTTCATGGCTTCCAATTGCGAGTCAGTTTCATTCCATACTCATTATTACCTTCTGGAAGCACCACACCAGGCTTGAATCTCAGTTCATTCTTTTTGAATGGGTTGTAGTCAACATAATGGTGCCATCTACCATAACGCCAAACAACCCGCGCAACATCAGGATGCATTTCTTCCAACATCTTTGATTTGTTGATTGTACCGCTACTGTTGTAGCCAGTCTTTTTGAAATTCTCATCCTCATCAGCAAATTCTTTGTGATAGAATTCTTCGGTGTTTCCACCCTTGACTGTTTGTGTAGCGGCTTTGCCTTGCAAAAATGCATTGAATTGAATTGTACAGTCACCATCTTTCAGTACACGCAGACAGATATCAGTGTCTTCATTGTAACGACCGCGCCAGCGATGCTTGCAGTCATTTGAAATCAGCAGGCACGAATAGATTCGGGTGTTCGTAACATATGGTGGATATTTAGAGTTGGGTGCAATGAAGAAGCGATATTGGAAGCCAGAGATTGGCACGTTCTCATAGCGATCAACAAAGTCCTCAGCAGCTTTGAAGATTGCTCCAGACTCAACGCGATACCGTTTGTTTTGTTGCAAGCGATAGAAGTCTGTGATGTTGTCATCAAGAACCCAATGCTTTTCAGCACCGATTGAAATCGCATGATCCCAGCACCAGTTTCTTGCACGACCTGGACCATCACCGTGATTGCTGAATGGTGCGATCAGCAGTGTCACATATGGGCGAATACCAAATTCATCTAGTGCTTTTTCATAATTAGCTTCATCTTGTGGCTCAATGGCAATGTAATGAGGAATCTTCATTCTAGCCAAAGACCTAGAGGTCAGCATGGACTCATGGCGACCTTTAGAGATAATGTAAACAGGATGTTTTGGGTTGATGGTCATTCTACAATCCAACGATTCAATGAGTTATCTTCAATTTCTAGTTTAGGATACCAGATGCTTTTTGTTTTGTCTGTGAGTTTCTGGTCAACAAGTTTTGCAAATTCATTGTAGTCTTCCTCACTACGAAAGCTCAAATAGATTTGTCTCCAAGGAGGGTTATCATTCTGGTCATATGTTGGCATGCCTTTCCAATGCTTCTTCCAAACCTGATCACGGGTCAGCAAAGAATCGTCTGGTTCAGCGATCAAATTTTCTTCTATGCCACCATCAATGAATTTTGTTACATCGGCATAATCATCAGCTTGAAAGTCTAGGCAACTTTCATATTCAGTTGTTTCTTCAACTTTTATATCTGTCATTTGTTTCTCCGAACGTGTTTCTTGATTACCTTAGCTTGGCGCTTTCTGGCTAGCTGCATTGCTACAGGTTTGACATGCTGAGTATACACTACACCGTTCATGTGGTCAAGCTCATGCTGGTAAACTTGTGCAGTGAGTCCATCAAAATGTGTACTGACAAGGTTTGCATTTTCATCAAAATATTCAACATCAATGCTTCCATATCTAGGAACGTTCAAATACAGACCTGGAAATGATAAGCAGCCCTCAGCTTTACGAATCGGTTCACCATGTGTGGCAACAATTTTTGGATTGAAACACACGATGCCATCACCAATCACAAACATCCTAAAGCCAATGCCAACTTGATTGGCTGACAGTCCAAGACCATTGTATGCAGCCTGTGTCTTTCGCATTTGACGAATAAATTTTTGTATCTCAGGCTGCATGATCTGAGTGATGTGGAACTCAGGCATGACTTGAGACAGCTTAGGATGTCCCTCAGCTAAGATGGGCAGTATTGAAATAACTTCCTCAACGATCTTTGTCGGTGAGTTTGTATTGATCGTTAGAATATCGTCATCATTCATCATTTATCCAGTCCTCTGCGAAGTCTTCCGCTTTCTGTTGTTCCATAAAATATTCAGCGTGATTGTAATCAGCATCAGCATCATAACAAAGCACCATATACTTGTGTCTGCCATTCACTAAAAAAATCTGAGCAGTCTTTGCTCCGTTAAAAAATTCACTCAATGCTTTCAACACAGTGTAATCTCCATGCATAATTATTTCGCAATCCTAGAAAAATTGTTGACCTTTTCAAATCTGATAAGATTTCTAAACTTGTCCTGTAAAATGTCACCCTTGTGACTGATAACAAACAGATTGACATCCTCCAACATTTGCAAAATGGTCATGAGATAGTCTGTACCGTTTGTGTCAAGTGATGAATCAAACACTTCATCCAGAATCAACAGGTTAGTGTTTGTTGAGTTCTTCAACTTAGCAACTGCTCTCCATGTCAACATGAGTGCCATGTCAATACGTTGTTTCTCACCTTCACTGAATGATGCATAGCTAAATTCATCACGGTGTCTTGACTTGATTGTCTCTTTGAATGACTCATCCAAATTGAAGTTGACAAAGAAGTCTAGAGAAGCCAAATACTTATTCACCAATTTGTTGATGATTGGTAGATATTGTTTGATGATCTTAGTTTTGATGCCTGTGTCTTTCAATAGAACAGCCGCAGCATCAAGGTATGTTTTCTCTTCAATCAGTGCTTGCTTTTCACCAGTCAATGCAGATAGCTTGTCGCGCAACTCATTCAGCTTCAAGTTCTCAGCATCCAAATCATCCTTTGTTGACGAGAGTGATGCAATTTCTTTTTGCAGTCTACCAATGTATTTGTTTGTCTCAATGATCGTTGCATTGTTTGAAGCAAGGCTTACTTGACGAACGCGAATTTCATTTGACACACGAATGATTTCATTCAGTTTGTTTTGTTGATCGGTTATCTCAGTCGCAATTTTTTCCAGACCATCAGACATTTGCTTTGATGCACCAGACAATGTGGCTATCTGTTGCTCTTTGAAATCTTGCTGAATCTCCTGTTTGCAAGTTGGGCAACTATCACTGTCATGAAAGAACTTCAAGTCTTTCTTGTGCTTACTCAGATTAGTTTCAATCTTTGTTTCAAACTGGTGCAGCTTTTTTATTTTGCCTTCAATAACATCACGCTCAACGATCCCAGCTTGAAGGTGTTGCACCTCAGCATTCAGAGTTTCAATGACCGATTGGACTGTCTCCATCTGCAAAAGAACCACGCTGATTTCACGATTCTTCTCAGCAATCATATCATCATTGTTCTGCTTCAACTTAGTGATATGGCTGTTCTGCATATCATATTTTGATGTTGTCAGTTCAATGTTGTGCTTGTTTGTTGCGATTGCATCCTTGTTTGTGCTACTCTTATCCTTCAACACAGTGTTCATTGTGGAGAAGATTTGAATGTCCAACAAGTCTTCAATGATTGCTCGGCGATCAGCAGCCGACAACTGCATGAATGGTACAAAAGATGCTGAACCTAAAATCACAATCTGAGTAAACGACTTGTAGTTCAGTTTCAGAATTTGTTTTTCAAGTGTTTCCTGGTAATCTCTAGAAGCAGCGTCCTGATTCATGAGTTCACCATTGAGATAAATTTGAAACACTGTGGGCTTTATTCCGCGAACAATCTTGTATTGCTTTGTGCCAATAGTGAATTCGCATTCAACAATACAGTCTTTTTGGTTGATGGAGTTCACCAACTGTGGCTTATTGATATTACGAAATGCTTTACCAAACAGCACGTAGCACAGTGCGTCCAGCATAGTTGACTTGCCTGCACCATTAGTTCCCACAACAAGTGTGTTTGCAGAGTTGTCTAACTTGATTTCTGTCCAGTAATTACCAGTTGACAGGAAGTTTTTAAATCTAATTGTTCTAAAGAAAATCATTCAATAATTTCAACGTTCAGTGACTCAACATAGAGTTCACGCATAAGACCTTTTAGCTTTGTTGAGTCAACGTTTGTTGCTAATCCATCAATGTACTTTGATAGAATTGTCATAGTATCCTCAGCTTGATCAACCAAGTCACCATCGTCAATGATAGTATCTGTAAAATCTTCAACGACAGCAACGTCTGCGACACCACCTTTATGTAGGTTGTCAATCACAGTATCAAACATGTATGCATTCTGTTTGTTGACAACGATGACTTTCACAAAAGTGTTTGCGTATTGGTCAAAATCATATGCATTCCAAAAAGCAAAATCTTGCTGACTGTCATCATATATGATCTTATGAAACATTTTATATGGATTTGCAACAAATGTCAAGTCTCTTGTGTCGGTATCAAAGATGTGGAATCCACGTTGATCACCATAGTCAATCCATGTGATTTCATATTGATTTCCAAGGTAGGTGATGGTTCCATCTGTAGATTTATGATGAAAATGACCAGATAGTACCATATCAAAACGATTGAAAGTCTTACGATCCAAGCCTTCATGTGCAATGTTTCCTTTATCCATTTCAAAGCCAGCAATTTCAAAATGGCCCATTACAATCTCTGCTGTTGTTTCGCGTAATGCTTCTAGCGATTGGTCATAATTTGATGCATTGATCCAGGGTACCAATTGGACTTTCAGACCATCATACAGATTTTCCTGTGGCTCAGTATAAACTTTGATGTTATCATAATGGTCAAACAACTCATGCATTGCATTGATTTCATTTGTGTTCTTGTAGGTCACATCATGATTGCCAACAATAACATCCATTGTGATGCCTTCACTCAAGAGGACATCAAAGAATCTTTTGCGCCACTGATTCAGAATAACATAGTTGATAAACTTGCGGCGATCAACAACGTCACCCAAATGAATGATGTGTTTGATGCCATGTTCCTTCAGATAGGGAAAGAACGTATTCTCCCAAAACTTGAAGAAGAATTCGTTGAACAAAAGGCTATCACCTCTTGCACCCGCATGAGTATCATTTATAAGGGCAATTTTCATGAGCGAACTTTACTTGCGACACGATTGCGCAACTCAGTCGTTGAAAAACTGTGCTTACGTTGATTGTAGTAAATCTTGATGTTGCGCTGTTCACATATGTTCTTGCCTGTGAAATTCTTATCCTCATACTCTTCACCAATAACGCGAATGGTGATAGGCAAAAACATCAACAAGTCTTCCAAGTCTTTCTCTGTCTGATACACAATAATTTCATCAACGTATTTGACTGCGCTCAGTTGAACATGTCTCTCAACGATAGACTGCACAGGAGAATTCTTAGTGTCTGGACGATCAATAGATGGATCTAGTTGTAGACCCACGATCAGATAGTCACACACAGACTTGGCTTCAGCCAACATGAGAATGTGACCTGCATGAAGCAGATCAAAAGTGGAACAGGTGAATCCGACTGGCTTTCCAGTCATGTTGTCAGGTAAAGATAGCATATTGAACTCCATGATTTATAATTCGTCAGGCAACGGGTCTTCTAGTATATCAGATTCCATGAATTTTTCAAGACCTTTGACCTTTGGTTTCTTCTTTTCGTTCTTCTTTTCCTCATAAGTTTGAATGAATTCCGAAATGTTGTCATACAACACAAACTGTTTCATATTACCATCCGAGTCTTCATACATTTCACCAGAATCTAAAATACCAAACTGCTGAGTCGCTTTGTACTTCACATACAATTGTTTCTTTTCTTTTTGAATTCTGCGTAAGAATGCAAAGTAAATTACCTGTGTAAAGTATGCGAACGGATTGGAAGATTTTGTTGGATCAAAGTTTCTGAAATACATG